AGTTACTATTACTCTGCCGCCATTTTTATGCTCTGATTCAGAAATCATCTGAGGGCTTATCTCAAATGGTGTATAATCAATTAGTAGTGCTTTAGACATTTTTGACTCCACTGTTTATATAGGCAGCATGGGTATTTCTTTTATTCATAAGCTCAGAGTACATTTTGGTTTGCTTATACATCGGCAATTCCCAACCAGTAACCTCTTTTCCTTCGTGGATAAACTTTTGATTTTTAATGTTGTTTCTAAACTGTTGCCATGTTAGTTGTGTTTGCATAATTAACCTGCCATTTCTCTTAATTTTCTAGATACTTTTAATAGCCTTTCAGCAATCTTATTCATTCTTGGACCAGTAGACTTCCAGTACTTATCACTTGTAACGCCTGCTTCTTTTTTTAACTTTGCTGTCCTATTTATTATTCTTTCTATTTGAAACAATCTTCTATTTATTTCTCGTATTGCTCCGTTTACCTTTTGTCTAGAATTTTTAGTATCATCTTTCTTAAACGATGGATAATTCTGGTCATACATTTCTTTTACGACCTTGTATCCAGTACTATTTGTTACCCTTTTTTCTTTCTTTTTCTTTGATTCTTCGTCATCTCCAGTAAAAGCGTATGGTGTTTGATACCCTGGTACTCCAGCCGTTGTGGAAACTTCTTCAATATCCTCGTCCATACATCCACAGTCTTCACACATTATTTCATCTAGTATTTCCTTTAATTTTGCACTAATTGACATTTTTAAGCTCCTCTAGTAGCTCGTACACATTCATCATAGTTGTCATGTATGAGTCAGTTGATGTTTTAGCATTTTCTACCCTGATCAATTGATTGGATACTTCCTTTAATTTAATTGAAGTTATTCTATCATCAATTTTATTTGCAAAATTGTTAATTATCTTTCTGGACTTAATAGCTTCTGAATTCATGTGTTCTGCTAGTTTATCTGTTTGTCCAGATATGTATCTCTTTAATAGTTTTTTCTGGCCTGAGTTTAGCTCTTTACCGTACTTTTCATTAAATTTTTCTAAAAGCACTTTATAGCTTAATAATCTCATCGACTTGTCCTGCTTAGAATATTCTTTAATCATTTTTTCCTGGACAGTCTTTGGTGAGGTAGAAATTATATGTTCAACTACGGTTTCTCTTGAATTTAGAATCATTCTAGGGTTTTTTACATTCTTAGAAACTGTGTTTTCAAATAGTTGATATATAGAAGCATTTAATCTATAGTTATTTATCTTTGTCTTAAAAAAAGTTTCTAAAGAGTAGTTTCTACCTATTTCTTTTATTAAATTATACTTTTGTCTCTTTAGTGAAGTAGATGAAAGCTTAGCTCTTTCAACTAGTACCATATCCAAAAATCTTTCAGCCTTTGATTCTAAACCGAAGTTTTCTTTTAGCAAAGAATTGTATAAGTCTAATTCTTTTTTTAGAGTCTTTCCACGCTTAAAATATTCCTTTACAATCTTAAGTGCCGGTGATTTTTCTACACCGTTTAATGTATCTGACGTTATCTGCCTAACTAGTAGTTCGAACAGCACTCCAGTGTTTTTTATTTTTGAGTGTTTTATATTTTTAGCCACAAAAAGTTCTCCTTTCTCAGTACATACTTATATTCATATATAAATATATTAAAAACCTCGTTATGTTAAGTCTTTTCCTATTAAATTAGACTCGTCTAACATGTCAGATTCTTCTCTCAATATTTTTTTATCTTTATCAAATAGATTCATAGAAGTTGCTATTTCTCTTGCGAGTGGACTTCCTCCTTTAAAGTTTGGCTTTCTACTTCTATCTCTATTTTTTATGTCTCTTTTAAGCTTTTCTTTACCTAACGGGTCTCTC